ATTGTCATAGGATTTAAAAAAGATATATCAGCTACAAATCTTTTAGCTTTTGCTGCATATAGTTCTGTAGCATCTAATCTGCTTCCTGTAGAATCTAATGGTATATCAAGTTCGTTATCTAATCTTCCTACAGGTGAGTGCATAAATTTATCTAAGCCAACTGGTACTCCTTGTGATCTTAATTCTTCTAAAATCTCATCATTAAATTTTACTTCACCTGCTCTTAGTTTATTTAAAATATCTTTAAATCCTGGATTAGCTTCAAGAAATGTTTTTAATCCTACTTCAGACACTGCTTGATAAAGCTCTGCACCCTGAGCAAAACCAACTTGACCAAACAATCTTAAAAAGTTGTAATCCTGTGCTAGTCTTGCCATTCTTCTCATAAAACCATTAGGATCACCATTTCTCTCTAATGGTGATTGTTTACCTGTAAGAGATGAAACAATTACTTCTATGTTTTCTACATCTCTATAAATGTTTTTATATTTAGGATTAGCTTCGCCTCTTTCTTTAACTTCTTTTAAAAAATCTACATATTCTTTATTGTTTTTAAAATTACCAAAACGTGCCATAGCTGCTGCACCTAAGACCTGTTGATTATATCTTTTTAATAATCTTGTAAGGTTTCTGTCTGTCAAATCTTTTACAGATAAAGAATCTATTGTGCCTGTTTTATTATTTTTAATATCTATTCTTTCATTTAATTGAAAAGGTAATCTTGTTCTTGCGTTGGGGTCTAAAGTATTACCTGATCCTTTTTGAATTTTATTTAAGATGGCTTGTACTTGTTCTTCAGTTAAATCTAAATCTTCTAAAAATTCTCTTATAACAGCAGTATTAGAACCTTGAAAAGCTCTAGCTAAATCTGTCTCTTGACCATAATATCTTGAGTTACTAATTTTACCTACAATTCTTTTTATCATTCTTGAAAAAACTTTATCTCCAAGATCAGCTTTCATATCTCTTAGTGCGTGTGCAAAAACTTGCTCTACCTGATCTTGACCATAATCATCTATAGCTCTCATAACTTTACTAGGTGAATGAACGTGAGGAATATAATTAGGAACTCTTCGACCCGCTATTTCATCCCAACCTTCTCTACCTGTTTGTGCTACAATATCTAAAGTGTTATCAAATGCTTTTGTAGCTAATTGAGATAATTTATTCATTTCAGGAGTTATTTCTTTTGATCCTACAAATCTTTCAGGAAACTCTTTTAAATCTGACATCAATGCTTCAAATTTTTCTTCTATATCAAACTGACTTTTAAATGATACATCCCGATTAGCATTTTTAAATGATCTTAAAGCTATCTCTCTATAGTTCATATAATCATACATAGTTTGATATTGTGTTCTATTTTTCCAATCAATAGCTGTATCTCCTTTTGTATTACCAACAACAGGATCATTCACAAATGTTTCTCTAAATCTTCTCACAATAGGATCAGGTGATCTATTTAATTGAGATGAAATATCAAATCTTAAATGTGTTTTTTTAAATTTTTCTTCCCAATAACTTCCATCACCAGGTGCGTTTCTAGGGTCATCAACAACTTTTGGATTCATTGAGTTAGCTTCTTTACTTAAAATCATTCTTTTATTTTTTACAAAATTAGGATTTAGTTCTAAATTATTTTTTGTAGCAAACTCTTGTATCTCTTGTAATTCAAGAGCTTGTTTATATTTTTCTGCTGCGTTATCTAATTTTTTAGATGATGTAACAATTTCTTTTGGCACTGCGTTTGTTTTAGCATTAACTCTACCTATCCAACCAGCAGGTGAACCAAGAGTAAATCCTGCAAGTGCAGCATATTGAATATCAATAGGATTTTTATATTTATCCATACCAACCAAACCTGCTTCTATAATTGCATTTTCTCCACCAACTATAGCACCAAACTTCAATGCTCTTTTAATCCTCATGATTTTACTAGGTATTGTTGCGTAAGCTCCATAACCACCAAAAGGTATTGTTGCTACAGATAAAGCTATAGCGGCAGGATCGGCAACAGCAGCAACCATTCTTGCACCAAATCCTTTCCAACCAAGTTTAGATATTTCTGCTTCAGTTGCTAATCTTTCTTGAACTTGTTTTTCTATATCATAAAAATGTGATTCGCTTTTTGCATCATAAAAAGCATCTCTTATATATTCAGGATATTTATCAATACGATCAACTAATTCTTTTGATGGTACAAAATCAAAATCAATATCGTAACCATCTTCTTTGCCAAAATTATTTATAAAAGAACCTACAAGGTTATCTATTTCAAAAGATTTAGCTAATGCTTCACTCCAAGTAAACTTAGATTCTAATTCACCTTTTTGTTTTCTTATAAAATAATCTACATCTGTAGGAATAGTTCGAGCAGGGTTAGATAAACCCATCTTGTCTACAGTAAATTCTATTTTGTCAGACTTTTCTTCTAAAGGACTTACATTTATGTTTAAGTTTTCGCTAGACATTAAGGAGTCTCTGTTGAAATTGAATCAAATGTTTGTTTTTGTAATTGTATTCTATTGTAATTGTTTACAAAATCATCGTATCTTTTGTCTTTCATTAAAGGATATATCTTCTCAACTATTTCTTTGTAAGTAAATCTAGCATCATCATAATTAGCTTCGTCAAAATCACCTTGAGCAGTAACAACATCTATTGTTATTGGCACTCCTGTTGTTTTATCTCTTAATACAAAACCTTGATTGCTAGTTAATGAACCCACAGTAAAGTAAACAGGAATAATATCCTCTTCTTTGTGTTGTTCTTTATTAATTCTACCGCTTTCGTATAAATCTTTTATGTAAAGTTTAATAGCTGCATCATGATATTCAGGATAAGCATTGTTAATTGGAACGAGCTGACCAAAATCATCAACTTTATAGTTTTCTTGAACATATCCTTTAGCATATTCTAAAGCTGATTTTTCTGAACCTGTTGCAATCATTGCATTATTAGCAACATTTTTTATTATTTGTGCAGCGTAGGCTTCATTTTCAAACTCTAAACCTAATCTAAATAATTTAACACCAGGAAAATCTAATTCATTAACTGTGTCTGTAATTTTTTTACCATCTGCTTTTAATAACTTATATTTGTCAGGATTATTTTTAAACATCAGTTCATTTTTATATGCTTGATCAAAAGTTTGTTTCATAACATTCATAGAAAAGTCTAATCTTTGATATGTAGCTAAATCATCATTACCTAATTTATAAATTGATGTTAAAGATTGTAATGAATTTTGATTCTTAAAAGTCCTATAAAGCTCTAGTCCCGCAAGAGTTGCTTGAGGATTTGATGTATCAGTTATGTTGCCACCAGCATCTAATGTTTCTAAATAATATGGAACTTTGACATTATTCTTAACAGTTTTTTCTATAACTTGTGCAGCAGAATATTTAAATTGACCATCAGGATTTTTTTCTAAAGCAAATCTATTGGCTGCTTTTTCTAAATCTTTTTCTGTTATTTCTTTGCCATCTATATTTTTAATGTTAGCTCCAACAACAGCAGGACCTTGTTCATTAAAAAGAATGTTATCTAAGTTTTCATCTGATAAAACATTTACATATTGTTTATTTATTTCTAAAAGTTTTTTTTCAAATTCATCTGAATCAATATTATTTTTATTTTTAATTAATAATGTTTTAGCAGTATTATAATCTTTTAATCCTATAGCTTGATCAACATCAAATAAAATACTATTCGATTTTAATTTAAGTGTTTCTTTTTTCAACCATGCTTCACCTTTTAGGTGCATATCTCCATGTTCTTTTGCTAACTCAATTTGTTTATTTAATATTTTTTCTTTTTCTTTTTCATCAGTTTCTAAAGCATATTCATTAGCTAAAATATTTTGACCATCATTATAGGATTGGTTTTCAATAACCTCAAAAGCCTTGAATGAATTTTTTTTAATTTTGTAAACTGTCTCTGCTTGATCAGCGACCAACAAATCTTCTAATCTTTTTTTAACTCTTTTGTTTTTTATATTTGATAATGTTTGATCTCTATAAACACCAAACTCTTGATTATATCCATTAACAGATTTAAAATCATCAGGTTCATTTTCATATTTTTTTATAATTTTATCTGACTCAGATTTCATTTCATAAAAAGTTTTTCTTGCTTCTAACTTTTCATTATTGTCTCTTTGTTTAATATGATATTCTGTGATAGCATCAGCCGCTGGTAATAATCCTGCTGCTGTACTAGCAGTTGGAGATATTCTTAAATTAGTAGCAACACTTGGTCCTTCTGCTGTTATTCTTCCTCTTGATGTAAAAGTTGGTATCTTTGGCATAATTAATAAGGTCTCCCTCCAGCTCCACCTTGTGCTGATCCCATTGATCTTGGTCCACTTAATAAACTAGAACCTGAACCTCCACCTCCGTAAGCACTATTTAAAGATTCAGCTGCTTTAGCATAGTAACCAAGTTCTGCTTGTCTAGCTCTCATACGTTCTAAGTTACCTTGCATACGTGCAAAGTTAGCTTTTTCAAATGCTCTTGATTTACCTATACTAGCGTTATATTCCATAATATCTTTTTCTACTTCTGCTTCTTCTGCATTAGCTCTTAATATTCTAAGACCTGATCCTTCTAATGTTACTCCTGATTTTAATATTGCAGTTTTAGTTTCACCTTGTAATTTTGTAAATTGTTTATCAAATCTTTCTATATCTAAATTTTTTTGTTGTTCTATAGCTTGTGCTTCTTGTTCAGCAACTTGTGCATTACGATTTTGTACAGCTTGATTGTATTTACCAATCGCTGATGCTTGTCGTGCTGCTGCTACTGATACTGCTGCTGAAACCCAACTCATTTAAAAATCCTCGCATATCTGAAGTGATCTGAACCATCAAAACCATAATGTTTCATCAATCCTTCGTTTTGTAAACCAAGCCATGAAGCGAACTTTAGACCGATTCTAAAGTCTGATCTTACAGCTGTTTGTACTCTTTTTATATTATTTTCTCTAGCTAGTCTTGCAAAATTTTTCTTGATAGCTCTAGCAATAACTAGCGGATGATCCCAAACTTTACTTGTTGCTAAGACCCACCCCTCTGCTACACCATTCCATATAATCTTCATACCCGCAGAAGCAATAGGTTCATTGTTTATAATACACGTGTAAGCTAATCCTTTTTGTTCTAGTTCCATCGCATCGCCATCAAACTTAGCATCTTGATCCATCAAGACGTGGTTCATTTGATTTGCAAGTATAATCTTACCATGTTTAGAAATATAAGGAACTATCTGTAATAAATTTTTAGTCATTCGTTTGTAACTCAGGGTATAATGATAATATTGTTAAAGGTAAAGGTTGTGTTTGTCTAACAAAAATAAATCCATCAGTATCGTAGTTACCTCTAAATTCTACAGCTTTATCACCTGTAAATGGTGGTATACCTTGATCCATAGGATCAGCAGATGTTCTAAAAGGTATACGTTCCATGTTAGTAAGTGATTCACCAACCTCTACACCTACAGACTCAAATAGTCTTATTGTAATTTCATATATTCTTTTTGTCTTACCTTGTGATGTTCCATTTTGTGAACCAGCATCAAGTCTCATTGTTTGTAATATTGAACTATAACTTAGACCCACTTTAGCTTTAGTTACAGCACGATCTAAAGTTATTGCACCGCTACTTACAACCTTGTCAGGATGTGTAGCACCATCAGCTAATATTGAAACTGTTTGTCCCTCAAGGTGTGATAAACCTGAAAGCGTTGTTGTTGAACCACCGCTATAAGATAATTGTGAATCTAAAAAATTAAATGTAGTATTATCAGTTTCTGTAAAATCAAAGTTATTTAAAACTTCTATATATCTTTTTGTTGCACCATTAATGGTTCTTTTAATAATAACATAAACTTCATACTCTGTATCATCTGTAGGTATTACAGCTACACTTTCACATACCGCTTTACCTGAACCAAATACACCGCCAAAGATATGTCTATGCCATGCGGTAACTTGTTGTTCTCTTTGATAAGTTAATCCTACAAGTTCACCATCACCTCTAACAGCATATATAATTTGGTTAGGTTCTTGTTGATAAGCCATTTGTGTTATACCACCTTCAGTAACGTGTTCTGCAAGAATAGTCATGTCAGGTGCAAGATAACCATCAACATCAAAGTTATATGCTAGTTCTCTAATTTTTCTTTTTGCACGTTGTAGAAATAATGTTGCATTACCAACAGATATAGCATCAACATTTGCTGCACCATGATTAGATTGTTTTTTAATTAATATATTTGTTGGTGTAATAGCACTATCTGTACCACCTCCTGATACAGTAAACTCACCACCTGCTGTTCCAATAATTAAAGTTCTTGTAGCCGTCATGAACCTAATCGCATTAACTTGGTTAGATGCTATCGTATAAATTATTGCATCATCATCAGCTACAGTGCCACCAATGTTTGCATCCATATTTTCATAATCACCTGACTTTGAAAAGAATATTGTTTGTGGTTGATTTGTTGTTCCCGCAAAAACTAATCGTTGTTCAAAAAATGTAACACAAGAAGGATGTCCTGTTGTATCTGAAAATGCTCCAAGTCTCCAAGCCTCAGTTGCTGTTGATGCAGAAAGTGTAGTTAATATTTCAATGGTTGCATTTGTTGTATTTGTAACTCCAGTAATTTTTGCATAACCACCATGAAGAAAAACAAATCTACCAATATCTGTTGTTAAAAATCCTGAACCACTATTTATTCCTGTAGTAGCAGAAGCTACCAGTGATACACCAGTTCCGACTGCTGTAGCTCCAGGATTTAAAGTTGTTGTAGTTGTGTTTTCATCTTGCATTGGTCCTTTAGTAAAACTACAATCTGATAAAGTCCAAGAGGTATGAGATGTTCTTGATAATTTTTCTACCTCATGATTAGGATGACAGATGTACATAACATCTGCTGACTGTGCAAATTTTAATTCAAATAGTTCAGCTTCTAAATAAGGTGTAGCAATTTCTACAGCTGATCCACCTGACTGCACTTGTCCTTGATCTTTATAAACTCTAATATATTGATCACCAAATTCTAAGATATAAGTTTGTGTTGTAGAAAATTCAAAAGGTATAAGTCTTGTTTTTTTTGCACTTGTTTTAACTTCTGAAATAAAATTTGTTCCTGGTCGTCTTGCGGCAGCACCATGTGGATATACAATAAAATTTTCAAGCGTCTTACATCCTGAAGAATACTTTGTTAGATCATTACGACCATCTAAACGTGGTGAAAGTTCTCCACCTGTAAAGTTGGTCAGCTGTGCTGCAACTCTAGCCATGTGTTAATACCTTGAGTTTATAAATGTACTTGACTCTATTTCGTCTGTCATACCAAGATCAGGTGATGTATTCTGACCTTCGGTTGCATCTACAAATCTAGCGTCTCTTAATTTATCTTGAAATAGTTGATACATATTTTGAGTTACAGGATTTGAAGATGTAACTCCATATGCAATGTCCGCTGCTAATGCAGCTGATATAGTTTCTCTAAGTAATTCATCATACTCATTGGGATCAGTAATTCTAGCAATGTATAAAATTTTCATACTTGATGCGTTGCTTAGTATCTTTCTACCTTCTACTTTGTAGTTAGAATCAAAATCTAATATACGAAGTAATCTCATACAATCAGATGGTAAAGTATATTGTGAACTAAAACCCCAAGCTGGTGTGTCTGTGTCTGCTGCAAGTTCTATTCGTTTCTGTAAACAGTTCCAAGGATGTGATCTAAATAATGCGTCTCTAACCTGTGTATATCTTGCGTTGCAAAGTCTTGCGTTCTTTGAATCTTCTGTAAGTGAAAGAATAGTAGTTGCTCCTAGTTGATTTAATGCTCCATTACAGATGTCTACTATTGATGCCATATTTTTTCCAAATGTCCTCGTTAGAAAGATTTAGTTCATCTTTCTTTTGCTTTGTTACTTCATTGATATTACCTATATCAATTTTTTCAACTAAAGCATATCTATAAATCTTATTATCGTTTCCCCATTGAAAATGCAACAAAAGTCTAGGCTCTTTGTAAATATCTATAAGTCTTGGGTCAAATCTAGCTCTTGTCATGAAATGAAAGATGGGGGATTTCTCCCCCACCTAAATCTAGTTATTAGTCAATTACATATAACATTTGCAACTGAATAGTACCAGTACCATTAGCTCCCGCTAATGTAACTGTAACTGGAACACCATCTTTGTCCGCATCTGTTACTGCATTTTTGTCTAATGCTATTGTGTCTAACACCGCAACACTCTGTGCAGAAGTAGAAGCAGCAGCAGCTTTGTATTGATCTACGTCAGCTGACTCTGTTGTACCATCTGCTTTTGTGTGTTCTGCATAACCTACAGAAATTGTAGTAGATGATCCTAACGCATCATAAGCTACTGTTCCTGATAAAAGTCTTGCACCATTTGGTATGCTAAACATATGTATAGTTGATTGCTCTGCACTTGCTTCGTATTCAGCAAAGGCTACTCTCACTCTACCTGTAAGTTCGTTAGTCTTTACTTTTTGAGCAGGAGTACTAGCAATTTTCGCTTGTTGTATTGAATTTGCCATAATATTTTATCCTCCTCTATTACGCTTCGTGTGCTTGAACTTCTACCACTTTTTCTTCTTCCATACGTGTAGCTCCAATGCTCATGCAGTAGTAAACTTGAGTAGCATACGATTTGTCTGCTCTTTCGTCTATTCTAGCTTGAACATCTTTACCAACCGCTAATGTAATACCATCTTGTGCGAAGGCGATACATTTTCTTTTAGAAGATGCGATAGATAGTCTGTTTGATACTATAAAGTTAAAACCTAAGAACGAATTGATTTCACCATTTGCGAGTGCTTTTACAGTGTTAAAATCGGAACTCGTTACTTCAGTTGTACCTAATAGGTCAGTGATTTGTCTAGGTGATACCACGATAAATCTAGCGATTGACGGGTCTACACTTGCTAAATCGAACTTTTCTTTTGCAGTTCTTAATTTTGCAATAGTCAAACCATCAGTACCTGACTCCACAATTTTTTGTGCAGCTGGTAATGAAGTTGATGTGCTTCCTGTCTCGCCAGTAAATGCAGTTCCTAAAGCGGCACTGATTACTACATCATCCATAGCTCTACCCATTGCCATAGCAGCAGCTTGAGCATAAGAAGATGTCGGGTCTATTAAGAGTCTTACTTTGTCTTGTTGATCGATTAGATCAGCGAATTCATAGTCCGCAAGAGATACTCTACGTCTAGCGTGAGGTGTATCTATTTGTGGAGTGTCTGAATGTCTGCTAGTTTTTAAAACAGCAGTTACTGAGCCAACTTGATCGAAGAAAGCATTTTTACCTGTAATGCTTTCAAGTCTTACTCTGTCTCTTAATAACGATCCCATTTGTTGAGATAGCATTTGTACGTTAGCAGAGTACTGCTGTACAAAAGCTGTAGTTATTTGTGATGACATAATTGTCTCTCCATTATTGTTAGTATTAAATAATCAGAAAGGTTCTCCACCGAATGGTAGGCATCTCTTGGATTTAAAGTCTTTTAGACTAGAGTCTATTCCTTCTTGCCAGTGGGGTTCTTACGAATTGTCCCGCTAATTACCCATTTATACAATAAATCACATAATGGCAAGGGGTTTTTTTTCTGATACTCCGTACCATTTTCTTTAACAATACGGAGTACCTCTAATCTAATTTCTTCTTTGTTTAAATGGTTATCACTTGCCACTTAACATCTCCCTAAGTGTATAAACTTGTTGAACTTGTTTATCGTGATTAGGATGACTTTTATGCCAATAAGGACTAGCTTTATCATTGATAATCGAATCAATCTCATCTTGTATACTTTGATTAGATTGTACACTTTCGCTTTCTGTTGAAACGATTTTATCTTCTGACATCATACCTGCAATCTTTGCAAATCCTTTTATGATCTCAGGATGATCTCCAAGTCTAGTTCCGTTTGATAAAGTCATATCAAGTATTTCAGGTTTAATATTAGCTTTAGCTAATGAACTTGCCTGTTTTACTTTAGCATCAAACTCTCTACCCCACTCTGATCTTAATTCTTGTTCAGCTTGAGCTTGAGCAGTTTCTGTATCAATTTTAGCTTGTTGAGCTGTGCCTTCCATGTTTTGTTTATAAAACTCCAAAAGACCTTGAGCTTGTTTATTATTCAAACCAAGTTTGTGAGATGTTTCTGCAAATTGTTTTACAGCATTATCATCTAAAGAAACAACTTTAGATTTTGCATCTAAAGAATATTTTTCAGCAGACTCAGGTCTACCTAGTTTATCATACACTTCATTCCATTGTTCTTCTGTGGAATTATTTGTAGGTATAACAACTTTATCTTGACCAATCATTCTTGTAGCATTGATGTAGCTTTTAGCTAACGCATCAATCTCTGTGAATTTTTCTATGTTTGGGTCTTTTCTAAACTCTTCACTAATAGAATCTTTCCAAGTTGATTGTGTTGTTGATGTTGTTGCTTCTTGTTTTGTTTCTTGTGTTGTAGGTTTAACTGTTTCTGTAGATGGTTGTGTCTTTTCTACAGGCACAGTTTCCTGTGTTATCTGTTCGCTTGACATAGTTACTTACCTTTTTCGTTATCGTTTTGTAGCATTGCTTTTAAAAATAGAAGGATGCTACGTTGTCCTTCCATATATGCACTCTCATGACTATCACCTTTAATATTAGTAGTCGTAAAGAAGTGGCATCTCTTTTCTAAATCAGACATGACTGCTTTGCCTTCGTCTGTATTGAATATGTATTGATAATTTTTTTTTAAATCTTGAACATACTTTTCAAAATTTTTTTGTTTTTCTTTGGCTTCACCCATTATTCTATATCAGCATTTGCAACTGCTTTCGCTTCTTCAGGTAAAGCTTTAGCTAGTGGTGCTATGTCTCCTCCTGCTTTTGCTACTTGTTGTAATTGTTGCAACTGCGTTTGCTCCTGTTGTTGTGCTTGTTGTTGTTCTCTTTCTGCATTAACTTGACTTTGTGATTTTAAAATCTTTTGTGGAACACCTACAATATCAGCTAAGTGTTTTACAAGATTATCAAAATTAACATAGTCAAATACAGGAGCTACATTAGCTAAACTTCCCATGATTTCAATAGCTCTCATGATTGATTGTAACTCTGTGGATTTCTGTGCTTTAGCTAATGGTGATACATATTCGATTTCTATATCTTGACCTGATAAAAATTCAGGTGCTGGTGGTAATTGATTGTTTCTAAGTAAGATATTAAATACTCTATCAATAAGTGGTTTTAATAATTCTGATTGTAATCTACCTAATACAGGACCAAGTAACCTCATCTTCTCTTCGTTTCTTTGTATAACTTCTGTTGCTGTCATTTGTGGTCCTTGTTGCAACATTAGTTGGTTTACATAAAACACAGCTCTGATACTTTCTCTTCTTTGCTGCTCCATGTTTAAACCTAATGGATTGTTTGCACCAATATTTAAGGGTTCAATTCTATCTCTTGTACCTGATCTATAAAAATTTAAACCACCTGGCACAGTTCTTACGGGTAATAAGAAACCATCATCAGGCACAAGTAAAGGTGGGTCTACTTGTTTCTGTGCAGCTTTGATTGTTGTCTTTGCCATTTCATTTAACATCTTCACATCAGGCAATGCTGTCATTGCTGGACTTCTTCCATAAATTTCATGTGATGCTTTTAAATATCTTGGCACGACAAACGGAAACTCTTTGAATCCTGATACAGATAGTTCGTTACCATTTTTATATTCGAAGTATACTGATTCGAATGGCATATTCTTTGTATCTCTTTTTGTCGGATCAAAATCTGATCTTGGATAAACTGCGTGTATAATTTCTATTTCTTTGTATGGGTCTTTCTTTTCCATAGCTACAATATCTTGCGATACCGCTTCACCAAACTTTTGTACTAAACCTCGTGCTGATAATTTAAATCTTCTGTAGATGGTATCTATTCTACCTTTGTCATTTTCTGCAATGTAAACTTCATCAATATGTCTTGTAGAAAATTTTATAAAATCTTCATCATCTTCTTCAATAAACATTGCAGCTGTACCAAAGGTAATAAGATCATGATACAATTCAAATATTTCTTGTTGAAAGTTTGATCTATTAAACGCTGTGTACATTGCATCAGTAGACGCTTCTAACCATAGCTTTGCTTCATCCTCGTTATCAACATCTTGATTTTTAAATCTTAATGTAAACCATGGTGTTGAAGGATTAGTAAGCATCCCATGTAATGATGCTGCTAATAATTCTAAGGCTTGTAAAGGAGAACTATCAAAGATAAGTTCCATTCTCTTATCGCCACGTGATCTTTTTTTAGTGACATCTGATTTTCTTGGCATCATATAATCTGCAACTTCTTGCCAATGCGTTTCCCAGTTTTGTCTTTGACCTGACAATCTTTCAAATCGTGATAGTAATGTTTTTGTTAAATCTGTTCTTGCCATTTATTTTCCTAATATACTTGGTCTACCTAATGTTACTGTTTGATCTTCTACACCTCTTGGTCCAGTTAATATAGTCATCGATCTTCCTTTTGCTTTTGTTTTTCTTGCATCATATCCATCCATGCTAGTTGCTGTAACTTGAGAAACTTCCGCTGTTGTTGGTGCGGGAGTTGGAGGTGCAGGAGGTTTAGGTGGACTAATAATTCTTTTTACTGCTCTTGCTGGACTACCTCCCATTTATCCTCCTAATAAAGTTTTCTTTTCTGTTTCCGCTTCTTCGGTATCTCCAAGCGGTCCAGTTAAGATTGTTGATTTTCTACCTTTTCTTTTTCTCTCCATAGCTCTTTGTTCAGCTGCTATTCTATCTTTTTCTTCTGCTGATAGTTCAGTTGATGGTGGGGTTGGTAATGGTTGCACTGGTGGTAGTGAAGGCATTTTTGGTGAAAAAATTGAACTCATAATTAAATAATCCTGTATTCATTATCTGCTACACTTTGTGGTGCAGCTTGTCTAGTATTAATTTCTTGTAAACCTACAGCTAAATATCTCATTGCATCACACGCATGAGACGACCAATCGTGTACAGGTTTACTTCGGAACATACGATTTTTATCTATATACTTCCGATGATAATGTCTTAACGCATCTATTAGTTTTTTGCAATGGTCTGTATCAATCCAACATCGAGGTAAAGTCATTGTTGTTGCGTGTATACCATCTTCTAAAGGTATTTTAGGTACAACCTTAAACCTGATGCCTAGCTGATAAGCTACCTCTCGTCTTGTCTTACCATTACTAAAATCAGTAACTTCTATGTCATGCGGAGCATAGTGATCCTTATAAACATAATCCTTATCTTTAATCATCTGAATATAATGCGGTAAGCCTTGACCTCTCTCTTCATGATAGTCAATAATATTAATAGCTCTACCTATCTGTTGATAGAATATAATACTACTATGATCTGAGACTCCTAAGTCCCATGATGTTGATACGGGTAAACTAGGATCGTAGGGTACACGTGCAATCTGTTTTTTATTTTCTAAATCCGCCAACACATCTGCGTAGATCGCACCTTCTATGTTTGCGATCCAATCACATTCAAACTCTTGTAGATACTTCTTCTCACCCATAACCTCTTTCGCTTTGGTAAGCTCCTCTTCATCTACAATTTTAGTTTCTGATGCTTTAGCTTTATAGTTAAACCAATCCTCTGCTCCTTGTGCGTGTTGGTATAGTTCATAAAAATTATTATTCATACCTTGCGGAGTCCCAATAAAAACACAGTACCCCTTTCTGTCGGATAGTGCTGGTCGTATAATCTCAGGAAATAATCTTTCGTTTACGTTTGCATACTCATCAATCACACAACCATCAAGGTATATCCCTCTCAAACCATCTGAGTTCTCTGAGCCTAGCAAAGTAATACGAGAGCCATTAGGTAAATCTACACGTAGCTCTGTTTCGTTGAACTTGGTGTGCGGAATCTTGGCGGTAAACTGTTTCATATAATCCCAAGCGATAGACTTAGCTTGTTTAAATGTTGGTGCAATGTAGGCAAATCTTGGGTTTTTTTGTTTCGATAATAAGGCAGAACGTATCAGATGATTAATCATGCACACAGTCTTGCCGAACCTCCTATGGCAAACTAATACATTCCATCTGAACCTTGATATTTCTCTATGAAGAAAAGCCTGATGCTTTCTTGGCGTATAGGGTATTTTAATCTGCATAATCTTTTAGTGGATTAGTTTACTAGGCATATCTTGACCTAAGCTACCATATTCAAAATTCATTAGGCTCATAGCATAATTAGCATAAAGTTCAGCTGATTCGTTATTATGAAAGCCAAATATCTTTATGACCAAAGTGTGTTTCTTTGGATCAATGTAAACTATTGAGTCTAAATCATCTTGTATGTAATTCCACATATAATACTACATATAGTAATTATTCTGATAATGAAAGGATGGTCTGCCAAGGTGAATAAGTGGCTGTCTCTGTAAGGGTGTCCTCGAGTCCCATGTATATATATATAATATAATGCGGTCACATTGTTGGGTATATGGGGGGTATGCAACATAAAATATGGCAACACTATGACAATATTACTAACGATAATTAATGACTATCAATAACTATCTGATAATTCTTTATTATCACCCTACCGCTATGGCGATAGATTGTGTTCTAATTGTGTCCGTTGCTCATATCACGTAAGATTGTGGCGTGGCGCTGATGATAAGAATTGCAACTATTCAACCTTCTCAATCTTAATATACTTTAACAAGTCATGGTTTTTTTTATTCTTGTATTTAACTTGTATGACTTCGCCTTCTTTGTATTTGTTGTTTAATTGTTTCAATAACTTTTTATAAGACATGGCTTGTAATGTTTCTTGGTTGCCTTGCTCATCTTTAATATTATAAATAAACTTCATGTTGCATAAATACCACGTGTTGCATTTATATCACACTAATATCTTGACCCATTTTGATCACTGTATATATTTACTTCTAATACTATAACCATTATGGTAAATACATAAACAACTAACAAAGGAAAAAACAATGAAAGTAACAAACATGACATCAAGTAAGGGAAATAAAATTGCAAATCAATTTATCATTTATAATGATGATGGCAGTAGATATTTCCAAAGTTATAACTCTGTTATAGCTAAGATTGATAATGCTAATAACATCACTTTAGATCAAAAGTTTTGGAATTATAGCGTTACTACGGGAAAATATAGAAATATATTTTTAGAAGAAAACAAAAAGAAAACGGAGGAAAAAATTAGATCAGGTGAATATAGCCTAGCTAATTTAAATAAACCTGAAACTAAATATGAGTATTGACTATAACACCAAAATGGTTAATATAAACTTAACAAGGGGGAAACAATGAAAGAAGCAATTAAAATGTATGAGGAATATGGTGATGAGAGCTTATATCCGCTTGATTTTATGTATGGAGATGTTGAAACTGCAATAAAACAAGCAGTAAAAAGAAAAGACACAAAAATAGATTTAAATTTATTTTATGAGTTGATTGAGTTCGCAAGTGAAATACCATACGAGGATGAAGACGAGCATTTAAACAAGCATTGGGAAAAATTAATTAATAGCTATTTAAAAAAGTTTTATCCAAAAGAAAAACATTACTATCTTTTTCCTAATGAACAAGCAACAAAAAAAGGGGTAAGATGAAAAATAAACTATCTCAATGGTTCATTGACTACGTTAAAAAGAAGAATGGAGTTGATCTATCTAACAACGACCCGCAAGATAATTGGTCAGCTATGAATCCATTTAAGTACAGCATACGTCTAGGTTCACACGTTATGAAGTTCATAGATGAGAAAAACAATAAAGAAAAGGGGGACAAATGAATAATAAGTGGGATAAGTTAGAAACTAAAATATGGAGAGTTATCTTATTTAAAGAAGATAAAAAAGGTAATCAAAGATTTTATGAATATGACGGAGATCATACTTTTATAGCTGAACAAATGTATGATGTAGATAATAAATATTTGATTGAAATAGAGGAGAATAAAAAATGAGTAGCTTTGTACAAGATTGGAATTGTAATAAGTGTAAGAGTAATAATGCTTGTTATGAGACATTTAAAGACAGCGAAGAGGGGTCAATCTTTGAATGTTTTGATTGTAAATATATGGAAGTGTACAGAGAAGATGTTGATACTGGTAAGATTATAGAAGATTATCAAGGGTATGAACATTATTATAATAAAAAACAGAAAGGAGAAAAATAATGGCACAAGACTTATCAGAAAAAATAGATGAGTATTGTTTAGAGTATTACGGACATACTAATTGGGGTTATTTAGATACTTATAAAAAAGAAGATTTAGATAAAGCTGACCATGACATTGAAGATGGAATTGTTTTTTGGTGGGAACCTAAGGAGGATGATGATGAGTAGTAAATGGATAAACTTTAAACAACCTGCTTTTATTGGTGTAGACTATGATTGTAAAGGTAACCCTTTAATTGATTGGAAAGATAAATTAAAATTACAATCAGATGACGATACAATAGGTTATGATTTTAAAGTTGTGGCTTATAGAAAGGTTAAGGTATTAGATGAGTAGCGAGAAGCAATTAATATTATTAATAATTACTTTTGTTGTTGTCATGGGTTGGCAGTTATGGAAGGATAAAAAGAAAAATGACTATTGGAAAAAATACAGACGTTCAAAAGGTTGGGACTAAGAATTTAGAAGAGTTAGCTAAGCTAACAATACTAAATATATTGAGTGTACAAGGTGTGATATATACTCATTATAAAAACAAAAGAAGGGAAGCAAATGAAAAAGAAAAAACAAGAATACAAGCCTGACGATAGAATATGTATTTTTTATGTTGCTGATCGTGTTCACGAATTGGATCACATAAAAGATGAAAAACAATTAAGAAAATCTATCAAGGAATTTAAAGACGAATTATTACATAACATTGGTGTTGATGTTATGATTAAAAGATCAACCTAATCCTTTGGTGGTGTAGGGGTAACATCAGTTGCTCCTACATCAATAAGATCAGGGGTATCTTCCCACGTTATAGTCATACGTTGATCTATATTCTGTTTTATAGGTTTGTTATCTGAATATAAATCTGTGAGCTTACCAGCAAGATACTGAATGAACCTAGTCTTTTCTCTTATCCATAAGATTTGATTTGGGTTCTCTACTTCTTGATGATTAAAGACTTGGAGTAGCTTATCAATCAAAGTTTGAATACCTATCTTTCTAGCTTCTGATACCCTACTATTTAAGTCGGGATTTTTTTTTAAGATAGCGTAGAACTTCATCAAGCTGATACGTGAGGGGTTGAGCTTCTTGTCCTTTAATATTTCTGTTAAGGTTAAGCCTTCGATAAGATTGCTTTCGATAGTACCTAGACTTTTCATTATTTCTAATTCTTGGTTTGACTTTGTTGTAGTAGTATTGACTGACTTCTTCATGGGTTTTGTTTCTGAATTGGTATAGTCCTTTGAGCTGTCTGATCCTTGTTTCGTCATTGTAGTTTGGTTTCCTAAAACCTAATATATTATTGAACCCATGATACTTACACTTATATGTTCCATTAGCAAGGGGATAACCCTTCATCTGACAAGGACGTTTATGAGTCTTTGTTATTCCTTGACAGAAAACTTTTTGTCTTGGCTTTCCGACCATCTTTTACTTTATTTTCATAGACCTTCTTTTTATAGAAGTAATTAGTTTTCTTTCTTACGTTATCAACAATAGTTTTAGGTATATCCACGAGCTTCGTATTCATTCTTAAATTTTCTTCTAATGCCAACTTCGCATAGAATATATTGTCTTTCTCTTTAATGGCTTTTCTTAAAGTATCGGCAGGTAGGGTAGCTAGAGTACTAATTATTTTAGATTGATCACCTCCATCTTCTACTACTCTTTTTACTATTTTAGTTATATAAGATAGTTCTATAGTGTTAGTTCTATTATATAGCAATCCATCAGACAGAACAGATACGTCTCCCTGACCGAACACTTTTCTATTAGACCGAACACCATAGATAAAATCAGGGTCTATTGTGTATAAAAGTGTTGAAGGTAATCTCTTAATCTGTATAATCTTAGCCTTTTTTAAATGTATTGTGGCTCTATATAGTGTGCTATGGGATAAGCCTGACATACTAGATATAGTCTCACGTCTAGGATAACACCTACCATTTTTAGCATTAACAAACTTTAGTAAGCATACTAACAGCACTAAACAATGTGGCTTAAATGTGTCAGGAATTTGTTTATATTTAGGATTGGCAAAGATGGAAAAGGGTAAGCGTATATGTGGTGTGTACTTGCGTTCCATAAACTATATGTTGTATGGTGTTGCATATTTGCAACAGTCCTTATGATCCTCTTGTAATTCGTATAGCTCACGCACCCATTCATCCTCATTCATCAATTCAAAATCAGCTCCAGGAACGTGCAGACGCTTGATCCTGAAAGCTAGGCTACCCTGACCTATGTCTTGGGTGAAAATCAAAAATGCGGGTACTCTAAGGCGGTCTGAGAGGGTCTTTACTAGCGTTGTAGCTTTGTATTTTTGACCCATTTCTTTACAAGTTTCTTTTATTGCTAGTGGTTCATAACATTGAGGACAAACTTCAATACCATCTACATCAATCATGGCTATGCCTTCGTATTGCCTATGCCATTTGCTGTACTCGTTCTGTTTTAAATTAGAGTACCAGTATCTAGCCATTCTTCTTTTTCAACATCTCAATCTCTAAATCTTTAAGATCAATCTGTCCTTTCAGTGTATCTATTTCTTTATCTTGTAATTTTATGTAATCGTTTTTTTCTTTAATAAGTTTCTTCAACTGTTTTACCTTTTGATTTAGATCAGCTTCTTCAAATAGTCCAATATAGGTCATTACTTTATCTGACCAAAAGTTATTCTAAACATACCCTTAACTGGATCCCAGTACCATTTATCTACTTTCTTTTCGATGGCACTACAATGGGTAAGTATCATTGCCGTAAATATGATATAAATTATCTTCATTTTATTACCTCAATTTTTTTGACTACTGATCTTGGAAATACATTGACGTTTGATACATCAAGGCTACCATCCTCAGTTACAGAATAACCTGAGAAAGTCCAAACGTGTTTCTTATCTTTCTTATAAAGATAACCTTCATCAACACAGACCGATAGCTTAGTCTTAGTTATATTATCTTCGTGCATCCATGTTTCATCACTAGCAGTTATGTCATACCAAGTGATACGAACTCTTTTGTATTTAATTTTTTTCAACGAAGTCATAGAAGTCATTGGGTTGTACTTGTTTGTTTGTGCCAAAGTAAATCTTCTTCATCTCTTCTTTACGTGGTATTCTTTGACCCCAGGAATAACGCCATACATTTGTTGCTGGATTGATATTATGTATGCCACATTGCCTAGCCATCTCTGAGCAACTGAGCTTATTCTTTTTCATGTAGTCTTTTAATTTCATAAGTCCTTTCTGTTGATAGGCTGTATTACCAAAAAAGTTATGCACAATCAAGGGTTATTTAGGTATAGACATAGTGGAAAACTAAGTATATATAGAAAGAAAACAATGACAGATTATACTTATAGCGGTTATCCAAGTAGTAATAAAGTAGAACAACTTAATTTAAAACAACTTTATGAAAAAACAAATGGTGGTCTAGGTCAAGATCACTTTAGCTTTACACAGCTTTCAAAAACAAAACCTATTGGTATGTGGATTGTAGATTACTTTGTCCGAGATCAAAAGCGTAGAAGAGCTGACAAGAAAAACTTTAAGCTAGGTTATGGATCAGTATCAGGCAACGTAGCACAAAGATTGATTGGCAAGTATGTATTCAAAGGTGCAGAGAGAGAAGAAATAAAAAATAGAGATTACAATACTATATTTAATTATGAGTACGATCTTTATAAAAAAGAAAGTTACGATCAAAGAGATGATAAGATTAAAGAAATGGTTGTTGATAAATTACATGATACCATAAAGAATGTATTAAAAGTAGTTAAAGAAATATTTGGCAGTAAACCTTTGATGTGTGAAAGATATGTATCAATGTCTCCACAAAATTTAGGTATAGATATTTTAGGAAGATTAGATTGGGAAGCAAGTCATGAATTTGCAGAACAAAAAGTAAAACCTCCAAGTGTCAGAGGATTAGATTTAAATAATATAAAAATTTATACACAGAAACTACCAACTGAACCTGATCCTATTAACATAAACCAAGTAGCCTTTTATAGATTAGCAACAGAGAAACAACCTTTCTTGTTTTATGTAAATGAAAAAGATTATATTATTTTTGACAACAATCATCCTGCATTATGGGATGATCATTTAGAATATTGTTATAGCGAAATGGTACAGAAAGCTATGACCATACAGAGATTACTTGAAGTAAGTAATGGCGATCCAAAGGTGATGGCAGGTCTTGTAGAGAAACCTGATCTATCACATTGGACTATGAAAGATGCTAGTGCAGATCAACTAGCAGTAATAAAACAACTATGGGGATAAACATGAAAGAAAAAATAGATAGAGTAAATGAGTTATGTAGAAGAGACGGAGTATATAAAAACCTTACAACAGGTCAGACAACTGTTTCTTTGTGGAGCAAGATAAAATATTTTAGACAAGTCTTTGGTGATCAACTTGGGTTTGATGTATCAGTTTTTGAAGAAGAAGATTATTACATTGCCAAGTGTAAGATCATAGCTTATGATCCTGAACGTGTGTTAGCTACAGGACATTATAAACAATTTAAAAAGAGAAATGGCACATACATTCAAGGTGCTTTGCCTATGGCAGAAAGTTTCTCTATTTCACGAGCTTTAAGTTTTCTTGGTGTGTTGGATAAAGACATAACCTCCCTCGAAGAGTTAGAATCTTTAGGTATACCAACCACCAAGGAAGCTAAAGACACCTCAAATACAAGAGGTGTACCCGTCAAACAAATTGTAGAGGAGTTAAAGAAAGCTCCACATGAAACAAGATTAAATCATCTTCGTTATCATGTGTATAGACCTACGTTTGTAGAGACAGAAAAAAATCATCCAAAAGATTTTAGATTGCTAGATAATGCTTTCAAATCTAGGATGAACTTAATAACTAAACAGGAGAAAATATAATGGATAAGATATATATAAAACTTATGCCTAATCACGACAAACAGCCAGGTGATAACAGACCTAGCTTTGTTGCACCTATTAATCCTAAGTCACCAGCAGGTAAGACTTGGAGAATAGGAGCTAAGATAGGAAACACTTGGTATAATCAAGCAGCGTTTGATGATACGCAAGAAGATGGAACACCTACAGGTGGATTGAATGTTGTACTTACACCAAGCGATAGTAGTACACCACAATCAGGTAGTGGGGGTAAGCCACAGCAATTTGGTGGGTATAAAAAACCTTTTCAAAGAACTGGAACTTATGGTAGAAGATAAAAGAGCTTAGCTCAATCGCTACGAGACGGAGTTTTAGCCATCCCCTTGGCTTCCTTTCGAGTTGTTTTTCTCTGTCTCGTGGCTCTAAATTATGACTGACGATGTATATAAAAAACAAATAGGCGGTGATCACTACTCAAGTATGCCTATCCAAGCAAGTGAATTTATCAACAAGAATAACATCCCGTTTGCCGAAGGTAATGCTATAAAATATTTATGCAGACACAAGGCTAAGGGTCAAAAACAAGACTTGCTAAAAGCTATTCATTATGTAGAGATGGCAATCAAGAGAGACTATGATTGACAAAACGGAAAAAACATATATAAGATACCGAAATGGCGAAGCAAACTTTACTTATATAGAAAAGTTTGATGACGTTGAGAAGGCTGCTGACCCACAGAATAAAGGTGAGTTTGTAGAAGTGAAAATCAATAATTTAAAATTTGATTTTACAAAAGTGAAGGAGGAAAATGGTCGAGAACCAAATGGTAGAGATCAAGAAAGACCTGCAAAAGACAAAGGACTTACAAAGAAAGAAAAGTGAATTGTATGTCAGACATTTGCAGAGAGCTAACAAGTTGAAGGTTGAAAGTTATAATCTTCATTTGAAAGTTGCTGATCTTACAGACAAACTAATGAGAGCCTAGCTCTTATTAAATAAAAAACAACAAAGAGTTGTGAGAACAACTAAGGGAAGCTATGCACTTTGAAATAATAGATAAGAAAAAAAAACAAATTAAGCTAGGCATGAAAGCTATCATGTATAGAGAACTATCACCAAGAGAGCTACAGATATACAGAACAGGATTTAAAAATGGTTATCGTATGGCAGAAGCTCATCTTGTTTTTAAAAGCCAACAACTAGCAGATAGAATGAAGATGAAAGATGATCGTGAACAGATTAAAAAAAGAGTGGATGATAAACATCCTGTTGGCTATGAAACATTTAGTAATATTGTTAGAGTTGTTGCTAATCATTTTTGTATTAGTCCTCAAGAAGTTTATAGTAGAAGAAGGTTAGCTTATATTGTAAAGCCGAGAAGTGTTATTATAAATTATTGCTTGGAACATTTTAATATATCAACACCAAAGCTAGGAATGTTTTTTAATTTTGATCACTCAACTGTCATCCATCACAGAAGGCAAAAAGTAAAACAAGTTGGTATATGGAAACCTTTAGAATTAGTTTGGCAAGACTATGAAAAAATTAAAAAAGAATTAGTTAAGTCCTTGCGTAGTTAGGTCTTTTACCTTTACGACTTCTTCTTTCAGCAGATTGTTTTCTTGACACAGCAGCTCGTCTTTGACTTGGTGACATGGCTCTAGCTTTCGCTGCGGGTACACACTTAGGATAGTTTCTTCTTTTCTCACCCTTGCTACGACCACACTTAGGAAAGCCACCGCCTTTCTTTGGGTTAGCAATATCTACCCAGTTGGCTCTGACCCATGATCGTAAACCTTTTGACATTATCTTTTTCTTTTCTTAGCTTTAGGTTTTATCCTACCACTACATACACCAGCAGCGTACATATTGGCATACGCTGATGGGTATACTTTAAATTTACGTTTTGCTGCTGCTTTACCTCTTGCACAAAGTTTAGCCATGTCTTTTCTGTACTGTAAACTTTGCCATCTTTACAGCTCCTTTGTGTGGTTTGTAAGCACCTTTCATTAATTTAAATGAACTACCTTTTTTCATCCAATGAAATCCTCTTGGTGCTTTTACTGATTTAGTTGTCATGTTTTTTTTCTACCTTTTCTTAAAGCTGCAAAGTCTGCTCTTGTAATTTTATCTCTTGGAAAAGCTACACGAGCTATCTTCATCTGCTTTGCAGTATATTTTTTTTTACCTTTTTTCTTTGGCATTATTTTTTCTTCTTACCTTTTTTGCCTTTAGCTTTTTTAGCAGTAGGCTTCTTCATTTTTTTTCCGTACATTGTTTACTCCTTGTTTACAATATTTATCGAAGCAACTTTCACCACGATTATAATGATGACAAAAATACTTCTTCTCTGCATTTATAATCCATCCTCCTTCATTACTCAAGAGTTGTCTTTTGCACATTAAACAATACCCACAGACTAAAGTTATATTCTTACGTGACCAAGTCTTTTTCTTTACCATTTTTTGCAAGACCAATAACGAGCAGTGAATTTATCTGTTGCAGTTTTACAATTATGCCTAGCTCTGAAACTCTTTCTTGCTGCGGGATTTGATTTACGTATCTTCATGTTGGCATCCCCATACCTAATAATTTTTTCTTTACCACCTTTACAGGCTTTGACTACAAACTTCTTACCACCCTGGACTTGTCGTCTAGGTGAATTACATTTCATTTTTGATTTATCTATAGCCATGATTATATTTTATACCTTATTTATGTGCGTTTTTTAATACTAAAAATAAACTTGGTTTATTTTTTATCATTTGTTTACAAGATTCTTTTCTTTTATTTAAGTTGGTTATACAAGGATCAAACTCTTTTTTAAGAGAATCCTCTGTATGCCTTCCGTCTTTAACTAGAGAAACTTTATCTGTAGGACTCCAGTGCATACCAGCAGCAATAGTATGTAATCCACCTATATTATTAAATTTAAAATTATATGTTCTTTGCCATACAGCATTTAAAAAACCACCAAGACTAGAAGGTTTTAAATTTATTAATTTATTATCCCAAGATTTATTTAGATAATGCCTCCAGTATTCTGTATCATTTCTATGAGATAAAGCATAATGCAAAGCTACAAATTCAGAAAATTCTCTGAACATATGTTTACATTGAAAATTAAAATTATCTCTATCCCATTGAGATACGTTATCTCTTTGTAAATTTTTAACTAGCTTTACTAAAAATTCATGAACTGTAAACAGACCATTACTTTCTAATGGTTCTATAAACCCTGCTGACAATCCAATAGCAACTACATTTTTTACCCAAAGTCTATTGTGAATACCTACTCTCATTTTTATATTTTTAAATTCTAAATCCTCTTGACCTAAATGTTTTTTAAATTCTTTCAATGCTGTTTTATCATCTACAAACTTACTAGAATAAACATACCCAGTGCCAACCCTAGACCACAGAGGTATGTTCCATACCCAACCATTTTGAATGGCAGTACAATTTGTATAAGGCACTAACTCTTTTTTTTTATTTTTATATTGTATCTTTGTAACCCAAGCAGAATCATTAGATAACATATCAGAGTAAGACTCAAAAGGTTCTTGTAAAGTTTTATCTAGCAGTAAAGATTTAAAACCAGTGCAGTCAATATATAAATCAGCAGTGTATTTATTATTCAAAGATTTTATACCATCTTTATTTTGTTCAATAGAAACTACGTCATCAATAATATGATTTACTTTTTTACAATAATTATTTTTTAACCATAAGCCAAACTTAGTAGCATCAAAATGATATGCTCTTGTAACTTCATCTATATCAAACTTGTTCTGATTAACATAAGCCATCTGTAAAGGATATGTGCAGTCAGCGTAATCTGAATAAGGAGTTTTTGGATATAACATTTTTTTAAACCACCAGTCATTTGTATCTACTCTTGTCCCCTCTGTAACTGGTTGTCCGAAAGGATAATGAAAAGCCTCTCCCTTTTTGTAAAAGTCTGTAAATTTTATACTTAATTTATAACTACCATCTACGTGTTTTATAAAATCTTTATCTTTAATTTTAAGTAATCTCATCCAGTCAGTGATTTGTGCGAGAGTACTTTCACCTACTCCTACAGTAGATATATTTTTAGATTCTATTAATGATATTTTATAGTTTGGAAACTGAGATTGTAATGTAGCTGCTGTCATCCAACCAGCACTGCCACCCCCTACAATTAATATTTTATTAATCACTCTTTGATATACTTATTATCTTACCATCTTTTACTACAGCATTAACTCTCATACATTGATACACTGCATTGTTTGAACTTCTAATTGCAATTCTTTTTCTTTTTAAACACTCACTCATTGAAGGCATCAGTAAATGTTCTTTGAGAACTGGTGTGCCATTACTATTTAGAAACATTAGTAGTGCTATAACTATTTCCATTTTCTCTTACCTTATTTTTTAAATCTTCAACATCATTTCTTAATCTGTCAATGTCTTTCATCATTCTCTGTATGTTTACACCATTGTGCATCATCTCGTCTACACGAACTATTGTTTTCTCAAGATCAGATATTGCTGATTCCATAATTAAAAATTGTTCCTGATCCACAGGCTTCTGATCGGATGCCTTGAGTAAATCAGATTGCATAAGCTCACGACTTGTCTCAAGAGATGTAAGTCTAGCAGTCAATTCTGCGTAACCCCACACACCCATAACAACACCGACCACAATCGCAACCATATTACGAATTGGCATACTGACTGATGTGTTATCGCTTATCTTCATTGTGGTTCGTCTCCTCCGCAAATATAACCTATAACTTTCTTACCTTTGTAGGTATGATAATAGTGATTAGATAGAAAAGTTTTTTTTCTCTTTTCATGTACCGCTACGTTAGTATTAAACCAACTACTACAGCTTGTAAATATTTCAAACCTTTCATGTTTAATATCACCACCAAAGGTAAGATACAATAGAGTGATCATTATGGGTTTCATCTACCTTGTCCTCTGTATTGCTTCCATGTACGTTTTTTATGTTTGTTCATAGATGACATCTTGGGTCGTCTACCAATGCTAGTATTTTTTGCTATTCTTTCGTGCTTTGGTTTGTTTAAATCGAACTTTACCCTTGCCATACGTTCCTGTTTGTTGAGATAGTAGTTTTACTTTACGTGAATATTGTTGTGCAAACGATTTCTTAATGGTCATTTGCTAAAGTTTTTTATTTCACTAGCTTTGATACCATAGATAGCAGCTACAACAGATACCCAAAGTCCAACCAACCACCAAGGCATAGCTTGTAGCTTTTCAAAAAACATATCCATCTTTCTTTCTATTTCAGGATCGTCTGCAAATACAGAGTAAGCTAACATGAAGATGGGGGTGGAGAGTACGATAAGTACGAACTCATCTTTCCAGTCTCCCTTCTGATGCTCAAATACTTTACCTTTATATTCAATCTCACCCCTCCTCATCTTCTCTGCATGAAGTAGTCTAGCTTCTGACAAGGCTTCTTTTGTTTTTTGTTTATCAGAATACAGCTTGGCAGCTGTCTTAATTCCCATACCTAATACGTTAAACCACATTAACCTAACCATGGTAAGTACTTAACCTTACCATCCTCTCTTCTAGCTTTGAGCCATTGGTTTCTGTTGTTCTCACCAGCGTAACTACAATGAATCCATCCGCTTGTAGGTTCGCCTTCTTTATAAAATTCTAAAATTCCTTGATCTACATCTAAATTATTTTTAATCCATTTAGCTAATTCTAAATTATCCACACCTGGTATTTCAAAATCTGCCGCTGCTGCACTGTCATCCGCAACGTGTTGTGAATTAATTGAAGAACCTATAGCCACACAAAGTTCTGCACATCTAAATCCACTAGATATAATTAAAGGCTTATCAAAGTGTGATCTGATGGGTTGTAATACATTAACAGCTAATGCTTTTAAATTTTCAATCTGTTGAGGATTAGGGTTATTATTAATACCCTTACGTTCTGCAACTTGCGACTTGGTTAGTTCATCAAGGGTTATGTTAGCTGTAAGTTTCATTTGTTGTAATATATCTTAACCTTTAATTTTTTTTGTAGTTCTGTCAAGCCTCTATTTATCAATGATCCTGCCTTTCTAACATATTTATCTTTAGGTATATAGTCAGATTTTCTATAGTTTGCAGTCTTTACATCGTATGCTTGATACTCACCTGTGTTAATATCTAAGACTACCATATCTATTGGACCGATACCCATAGCTGGTACGAATACAATTTTATTAGGGTCTTGTGCAAATTTAGCTTGTGCGATAAGTTCATTATATAATCCTACAGATGCTGTTTTGTTTCGCTTAGCCATTCCACTTAAAGAAACTAAGAACTGCAGCTACAAGTCCGCCAAGAACAATAAAGAAAGCAACAGCACCTTTGCCTTTGTTCATATCAGCACGTAAATCTTTTATATCTTTACGCATTTCGTCAATAGCTTTGAACAAAGTTTTCATACGTTCAGCACAGACTTTCTCATGATAAGAAATTCTTATGCTGTTATTTTTTTCTGCGTACTCTTTAATCTCTTTTGCACTTACAGAAGATTTTTTCTGTTTTCTTTTTGAAACCATCTTTTAATTCTTTCCAAAATATTTTTATTTCTTCTAATAACATCTTAGTAAATTTATCCATGATTACTCCTATGTTTCATCAACTGATTGACATTTAAAATTTACAACCACTTGATTTCTATTTACAATACCACTATCTATGTTATTCGTTTCTTGAATAGCACGTAGATAACCCGCATTAGCACATTCTTGCCACGAATTAAAGACAAAATTATCCTCAATAGGTGGTAAACAATTAAGGTGTACAGCAGAACAAATGTTTAAAATCAAAATAAACTTCATTTGATTTTATTATCAGATATTAAAAATAATTAAAATTAATATTCATTCTAACCTTCTCATTTGTGCAAGTTGTGCTGTTATGAGTCATGCTAGGATCAAAGATAAGAGCTTGATTTTGTATAGATGGAACTTTGTTATCACCTATAACTGTAAATCCATCGCAAGAATTTAAAGAATATAAACATCCTTTATGTTTAAAGTCGTAATCCTTGTGTGAATTATGATATATTAATTTTTCTGTTCTTGGATATAAATTTAATTTTATTCTCACTAATGATTTTACTTCTAATTTTTTAAGTAATGGTGTTAATAAAGTAAATAAATCACTGTTTGGTCTATGATCCTCATATATCGTATGGGTAAAATAAAAATGTTTATCTACCTCTTCTTCACTTGCTACATAAGGTCTAAAATAAAAAGGTATTTTATTAAAATCTGTAATTTCTTTTTGTAAAACTTTAAATGTTTCTTCTTCTAAAAAATCTTTGATAACTTCCATTAAATATAATTTATGTTTAATACGTATCTAAAATTAGTATCTGTATGCGATGTTGCAGTATGTTCTAAACTATTTGGAAAAGTTACTACACTATTTTTAATACAATCTACTTTAACTATTTCATTATCTTTTTTAATCCAAGTCTGACCATTAGTTGTGTTTAAATAAAGAATAGCTATTTTTAATTCATCTATTGGTATTTTTTTATCATCTACTGTTTTAGATAAATCTACATGATAACCACCAATAATTCTGTTTGTAGGTTCTTTTATTGTTAAATTTATTTTAGCTCTAACGAGAACTTGAACATCTAATTCTTCAAACACTGGTTGAAAGTGATGATATGTATCGCTAATAACACCTTTATTATTTTCATAAATTATATGTGAAAAATGGAAATCTTCTTTATTAGTGGATATAGACTCTGATTTATAAAGAGGAAAGTTTGGGTTCTCAACTAAATTAACAATATTTAAAAGAGGTCCTTGTTGCAAAAATTCTTTTTGTATTTTTATCATTAAAGAACTTGTTTAACTGTTACCACTCCATTTCCACCATAGCCACCTCTACCTGAGTTACCATCATTGACAGCATTGTTAGCTTGACCACCATCTGCTGTTACTGTTCCGTTATTTGTATAAGTACCTCTGTGTGCGATAATAATTCTACCACCACCACCTGAGCCACCACCCGATGAATAAACACCACCATAAGATGCTGACGTTGAAGTAAGTACAGCTCCACCACCACCTTGTGCAGTGATTGTTCCGCCTGAATTTATAGTTAGATTTCCTTTAACAATTAAAATTAATAATCCACCAAGACCTCCAGCAGTTGTAGGTGAACCACCACTATAACTACCATTGTATCTGTTTGATCCTCCTGGATTTCCAGCACCACCACCTGACCAGTTGTTATGTGCGCCTGAAGTAGCATTACCTCCAGCTCCTCCGTTAGAGCCACCTGTACCACCATTACCAGTCTGTGCGCCTCCACCACCTGAACCTCCAGTAAAAACATTTCCAGCTGCTCCAGCTCCACCAGTTCTTCCATGAAAACCAGCTCCGCCTCCACCGCCACCAGTTCCGTTAGTTGCAGTGCCTCCGTTATTTCCTTGACCACCTCCAGTGCTGCCTCCTCCTGAGCCACCACTTAAAGCAACAGTAAGAATATCACCATTACTTGATATAGTCTTAAAGTTTGAAACAACAGTTCTAGGAACAGTTCCAAAACCATTCATTAAAGTATTAGCAGCAGTTAAACTATCTGATCCTCCTGAAGTTAAAAAAGGTAATTGTAATCCACTTCCTGATACAGTGTTACTATCATTAGCTCCTGATGAACTTGGATTAGCATTAGGACCTCTTTCTTTCATAGATAAAGTTCCATCAATTGTGCAATCACCTTGACATAAAATCATTAAACCTCTGCATGGTTGATCTACAGTTACTGTATCACCAGCATCTATAGCCATAGATGTATATTGTTTAACGACCATATCGCCATCATATGATCCATTTTTATTAGGTACTGTAAAAGTTACATTTGCCATTTCTACTCCTTAAGGTGTTGTATCTAAAGCTCCATCAGAACCATCTCCATAGTAATTACCAAAAATAATCTGCATTGAAAAGGCTCTATCTGCTGTTTTAGTGTTTGCTGTTGCTCTTAATGTAAAATTAAAAGTTGTTGCCGAAGTTACTGTTGGTGCAGTTCCACTAATTACTCCAGTACTTGAGTTTAAAGATAATCCAGTCGGTAAAGAACCTGAAATTAAAGAAAAAGAAATAGTATCGCCATCAACATCTGTTGCTGCAACAGTTGTACTTACTGAACTAGCACTATCAAAATCACCTAAACTTCCCGCTGATGTGGTCCAAGCTACACCAGTATCTACATTAATTTGTGCTGCTAAAATACCTGATAGACCTGATCCGTTTGTAACTTTAATATCATAAGGCTCTTGAGCATTTAAAAAAGAACTTCTAGCAGTTACTGTTGTAATTTGTGTAGCACTGTTTCTAGTTACTGTGCTTGGTGTAATATTTGTTCCTGATGATCCAAGAAATAAAGCTGTTGCGCTAGTATCAAAGTTACTACCAGTAATTACGATTGTTTGGTTTCCACCTGCCTGACTATCTATTTCAGTTACATCAACTGATGCTACTTCAGGAGGTGATGATACACTAAGAAATTGATTACCATTATAATATTCTGCTTTTCCACTTGTTGTATTATATCTAAATTGACCTTGAGTAGAACCTCTTTGAGCAGTTGTTCCAACTGCAACTTTAGTTCCTTCTGTTCCTGTATCATTTATGTTTTCAAAAGATACATTAACATCAGTACTAGCTATTTTACCGCCACTAACTGCTCCTGCTATATCTGCGAAATCTCTTGCTTTAGTCATCTTCTACCTCATCCCATTGCTTTGTTGTTTCATTCCATCTATAATTTTTGCTATCAGCTGGATAAGCAATTGGTGCTTCCCATTGACAAGTATCTTCATTTAAAACCCAACTTTCATAAGGTTTAGGTGAAATGAAAGCATCTCTTTTTTGATCGTAAGTAAAACCAATACCTGCATAATTTTTTCTAATATTACCATTGTATGATGTTTGTTTCCAGGCATCTCTTGTTCCATATAGATTATTTAAAAAATCTACACCAGCTTGTTCACTTGTAGCTATATCATTAGATACTACTTCAACTCTCTCAACTATATTTCCAATTCCTAATTTTGCAAAATGTGCCATTATCCTGTGTAACTCCCTGATGCGTTATATATTAATATTGTTTGTCCTGAAACAGTAGATTGATCAACTGTCGGTGAACCAGTTGTTGTTCCTGAATAATTACTTGTTGCCATACGTAAAATAACAACTCCTGATCCTCCTGCACCTGAAGTAGCTGCCTGAACTCCACCGCCACCTCCACTACCTGTGTTAGTAGTTCCTGCTGAACCTGATGTTGTACCACCTAATTTACCACCAGTACCTCCGCCACCAGCACCACCAGCAACAGCTGAACCTCCTGACCAAGAAGCTCCTGATCCTCCTCCAGCTCTTGTGACAGATGAACCAGTAATTGTTGAGGCTACTCCATCGCCTCCTTGACCTCCAGTTTGTGAAGAACCATTAGTGCCAACCTCACTAGCTCCTCCACCGCCACCACCTGAATAGTTTGGTGCGCCTACACCATTTCCACCTGCAAAACCTTGATTAGAAGTTCCTGATGATCCAAGTGTTGAATCTCCTGAACCAATACCATTTCCACCGCCACCTGATCCTCCAGTAGCTGATCTTGAAGCTGCAAAACCACCTGCACCTTTACCTCCTCCTGTTGAGGTTATAGTTGTAATACCTGTGCCTGAAATAGATGAATCATTACCATTATTACCATCTGATGGATTTGAACCTCCTGCGGTTGCCGCACCACCTGCTCCTACTGTAATTGTATAAACAGTTCCACTTTCAAAAGCTAAAGCATTTTCTGATGATCCACCTCCACCTGATGCTTCTGAATTAAAAGATGCTCTGTAACCTCCAGCACCCCCACCACCGCCTGGCTCTGAATTACCTCCACCTCCACCTGATGCACCTCCTCCTATAACTAAAAAATTTGCTGCATATGATTGTGGAAGCTCTGATGATAATCCTGATTCTGTAACTAGCCAACCTTTTGTTGCATCCGCATAAACTATGGTAACAGCTATTCCTTCTTCAGTAACATTTCCATCTCTAGCTAATCCATTAATATTTGATCCATTTCTACCAACAATTAAAGCATTATTATCAAAAGTATTTGCATAATCTTTAAATGAAACAATATCTCCTACTGATGGTGAAGATGGAAGTGTCATTGTTATTTCTCCTGAAGTTGTATTTATAAAATAACCCTCGCCACTAACTGCTGTAAAATTAGCTGTTTTAATAGAGGATTGCCAAGAAATTCCACCTGATACATCTGCAAAAGATAAATTTCCTGATCCATCTGTTTGAATAAATTTATCAGCAGATGGTGATGTTGATGGTAGAGTTAAAGTATAAGACTGTGCTGCCGAGTGTGGTGGACTTTTTATTTTTACACCATGTGAATTAACTCTACAATTTAATTGTATATAGCCATCATTACTTCCGTTATCACCTTTAGCAGTTAATCCACCATAAGCCGCAGTAATCACTCCATCGTTAATCGTTGGAGCAGTTAAAGTTTTATTAGTTAAAGTTTGTGTAGCTGTATTTTGAGTAACATTTGAACTTAATCTTGCATCAGCTAACGTGCCTGATGTAATAGATGAAGCTGCAATAGATGCTACATTAAATGTACCAAATCCTACAATATCTATAATATCTCCTGTTGCTGCACCACTAGCTAAAACTACTGATGTGCCTGAAGTAACAGTTACGTCTGTACCATTAACAAGTTTAACTCCGTTCATATATACATCAACAAAACCAGCGTCATAAGCTAATGTATTTCCATTACTATCTGTTCCTGTAAATGTAGTTTGATTTGATGTAGCTGTGTATGTAAATCTAGCTGATGTTCCATTGACTGTAGAACCTGCACTTTGCCAACCTGATGAACCATAAACTTTTAATTGATTGCTAGTTGTATCGAAGTAAAGGTCACCTGAATCCAAGGCACTTCCATCAGGGTCTTGAGTAGGAGCTGATGAACTTGGTCCAAGATAAATATTAGCAAAAGAATTAATATCAGCTAAATTACTAGCTGCTGTATTTACTGAAGCAATATTATTACCAACATTATTAACATTTGTTATTGATCCAGCAACAGTTCCTGTGTTGTTTGATCCACCTAAATCAGAAGCAACTGTATTAATGTTTGTTGAATTTGAAGCTACTGCATTAATATTACTGCTATTAGCATTTACTGCATTTATATTATTTTGATTTGTAACTGTAGGAGTTAATTGTAACCAAGTTGTACTTGCAAGGTCATAAACCTTCATGACATTATCTGTCGTATTAAAATACAATGCTCCATCTTGTAAAGCATTACCATCGTTATCTACTGTTGGATTAGAAGATTTTGCTCCAAGATAACTGTCATCAAAATTATCAAAAGTAGCTTCGGCAGCGGCAGCTGAATTAGCAGATGCAGTTGCAGAGTTTGCAGCAGCTGTTGCAGAATTAGATGCGTTAGTTGCTTGTGTCGTTGCTGTCGTTGCAGATGTTGATGCAGACGTTGCAGAATTTGCTGCGGCAGTTGCAGAG